AATTGTCTCTTTTTTCCATGTTTACTTATTTATTTGTTTTAGTTTTTCTAGGTAAAGGATAAAATCCATAGCTTCTTCTTGTGCATGGTTTATCCATTCTAAGTGTGTTAAATCATTTCTGTCTAGTGTTGTTCCGTATTTCTGTATTCCTACGTCTGAACGCTCCTGAAACTTACTAATTACTGATTCAACGATGCTGTCTTTCATATATTGATTTTGGGTTTATACTTTCAATCCATGCTTTAAGGATTTCGATTTTACTTTTTACGCTTGTTTTACTCATTATCTAGGAATATATAGGTTATTAAATCTTTCAATCGTACAGCAAAACTCTTTAATCGTATTTGAGTCATGCTGTCTTATCACTTCATACCAGACCTTACTACGTTGTAAATCTTTGATTTGTACTACTTGGTCTTTTCGAGTTACGTTTATATAGTAACCCATTAATTTTAGTTCTTGATTCATAAATTTTCTATTAAATTGTTATAATACTCCCTACATTCTTCTACTCGTTGTTTAATCTTTTCAATTGTTTCTTCGTCTTTTGCTATTTTAAAGACTTTTACGCGCTTTTCTTTTGGGATATGGTCAAAGTTATGTTTCTTATGTACAAAGTCTCTTAAATCCAAACTTTCATCTATTAGGTTTTGCTTCCAATGTTCACGCCTTACTTCGTCTTCAACTATCTGAAAAGGTGTATTTACTAAACAATAACAAAGTAATGATTCGGTTTTGCCAGTTAACCACATATAACCTTGCAACTGATAGTAATAGTCTTTGTTTGGTATTTCATCTTCGAAGAACGGGAAGGTTGTAGCATCCCAACTTGTTTTTACGTCTAAAAGAATTTCGTTCGTGTTTACGTCTGGCGTTCCTGTAATCCAATCGTTGTTTAGATTCTCATCATTTTTAAAGATAAACCCTAAATTCAAAACATCGTTTACAAGTTCAATAGCTTCATCTTCGCATTCGTTGCCTTTATCGGTGTATCTACTCCAAAACTCTTTTCGTATTCCGTATTTATGTTCGATTGCTAATTCTTGAATATAAGTTTTGCAAGTCTTAGATAAAACCTCACCCTTTGTTTTGGGCGAAGTCATTATTTTTCCTAATTGTGATGCTCTAATTTTCATACTAATAACAATGCTTTGCTTTGTAACTCAGTTAATTCAAATTTAGCTTGTAATTGTTCTACGCTAAATTCACTATTCCTAATTGATTCGATAGCTTTTTCAAAACGTGCGTTATCTATTGCAGGTTTTTTATTCGTCTTTTCAACCTTTACTTGTTCTCCAGCTGCATCCGTATCTTTATCTGTTACGATTCCAAGAATAGTTGAAAGGCAGTATCTACGGAAATAAGTTATTCCAGAACCAAAACTTTGGTAATCATTCATGCCTTTAAGTTGGCAGTAAGGAATTAAAGTTGAAGATTCTATACGGTCACCACTTTCAATATGAAATAACACCGTATCAATGTAGTTTAAATTATCTTTTGAACTGATTAACTGCGTAAAGCCTAATCCGTGTTTCTGAAGTAATGGATTTATTACCTCAAAGATTTTAGGAAGGTCAGCATACGAATAGCCATAGCCTTGCGTTCCTTTGTGAATAACAGGCACTTCTTGCTGAAATGCTGCCAATGATTTAAATAAGTTTTTCATAACGTATAATTTAATTGTTTGACAAAGATAACTATTCTTAATTGAATAACAATAGATTTTTAACTTTTTTTAATTAAAATTTTCTTGCACCCATTGTCTAAATGCAATCTGAATGTCTATCTGTTGGGTTTGGCTTTCGATCGTTGTATGCTTTAAAATACCGTCATCCGTTTTTCTGATTTCTTCAAGTAACAAATTAGCTTTACGTTTGATATTCTTTGTAAAAACGTGTTCCATGTTTAGGTCTTCTATAAAATCAGCGAGTACAGGTAACACACCGCACAATGCTAGTAGTTTCTTTTCCATTTCTTTAGTTGGTTTCATATTGTTTGATTTTTAGTTTATATTCTTTTATTATTTCTTTTAGTTCTTCAATGGTAAACTTTCGTGTTTTCCTTGCTCTGGATTCTAATTCAAGAAATTCGGTATTTCCGATTTTGTTAATTAGGTTTTCACGGTAATAAATTAAATTCGCACTCAAAAAAGTGTTGCAGTGTTCGCATTGTAAATGCACATTATATTCGTCAAATCTTACGTTATAGTGGTTATTTGCATTATAAAAGTGACCTGCGTTTTCTTTAAGCGGCTTTTTCTGGCAGCTAATGCAGTTTTGACCTTTATCCCTTAGTCGAATATATTTATTGAAAGTTATTTGCGCCAATTTAAGGTAATCGGATAATGTCATTAAATCTAACTTTGCTTTGGCTTTCGTCTTTTTCCATTGTTTAGCCTTTTCAGATTCTACCCAAACACGAACGCACTCCGGTTCTAAACAATACTTCATGTTAAACCTTACAGGCTCAAACTTTTCTTTGCAGTTTTTACACCTCATAGTCAAATATTGAAGTTTGGTTTGTATTCGTCTTTTTGTAAATGTTTAAAGCCGTTTCAAGTATTGTTTTTCCTGCTTCGTAGTCTACTAAGTTACGTGCCATTTTAATTACTGATTGTGCACCAGTGTATTTTCTAAAGTCGTAATCATGAAATTTAGAAAGTTTATTTAATTCATCTTTTGCCTGACACATTTCGTTAAAATGTCTACTACCTATATTATTAGGTAATTTAAAATTTGTCCAGTATAAGTGTCTATCTCTTTTTTGTGCTGGTATTAATGGTTCGTAATACGGTATTACGTTTTCAACTACAAATTTCCCACTTTTAAAATAATGCTGTAAAAATAAAATCGAACTCTTTGTAATGTTCTAACAAGTATTGGTGTGCGTCTGCTACTATTACTTCGTCTTTTGGAAAACGCTCTTTGTATAAACGTGCTGCTTCAGGGTCAAGTTCAACTGCTGTTATTTCTAAGTTATCAGCTATCTCATCCCATTTGTAACGATTGCCACCTAAACAAGCGTATAAATTTAAAATTTTGTACTTTTTCATATTACGTGATATATTTGTTTTGCTGCTAAATAAGCGTTTCTTGCTTCTTCTTCAGTTTCGAATAAACCTAAAAACTTTCTTTTATTATTAAATTTAATATACGCTGCGTATTTATTGTTTACCTTATCAAAATAATAACCTTTTGCAGTTAATCTATTCCATTGATTTTGGCTTCTTGTAACGCTGCGTAAATTCTCGATTCGATTATCGTTTCTAATACCGTTTATATGGTCTAATTCAAACACGCATTCATTGTAAGTTGACCACCAGGCAAAATGATGACCGTATAAATAAAATGTCTTTTCAGATACTTTCATTTGTATAGTAGTATATCCTTTAACATTTTTCTTTATTTGTTTTCCGTGTTTATTTACGACTTGCCCTGTTTCAGCGTTATACGAGTAACCTCGTGTTTTTGCAAGTTGGCATTTTTCTTCTCTGGTCATAGTTCAATATTTTTAAATTTTAATTGTGATTCTAAGTCTTTAATTCTAAATTTTAAATCCATGTTTTGATGCTCTAGCCTGTATTGACTTGAAACAGCTGAACGAAATTCTTTTTCTAGTGTTGAGTAAGTTGCTTTAACTTCCATTAAGTCTATTATAGTTCGTTCCATAGAGTTAATTAAATCGCTTCTGTTTCCGTGTTTTTCTTGTATTTCTTCAAGTGATAGTTTCAACTTCAAGAAAACGTTGTTCAGCTTTACACTTGCTGAAATTAAGTTTAGTTCATCCATGTTTTAGTTTAATTAGTTTAAAGTAAAATAAAGGTTTTTATATGTTAGTTAAAATGGTACGTTTTTTATTCGCATCTTTTCGCTAAATGGAATTATTTCTTTTCCGTTTACGATGTCGGGTTCTTGTTTTGGTAGTTGCTTAGTTGGGAAGCTGTTTGAAATTACATTTCTTTGCTCACTTGCGTAGTGTTTAGAGTAATTATTATTTTCTGCATCCTGATAATAGTATGTTAAACGCTCTTTATCAAAATATAATTTAATACTTCCTACTTCTCCAATAGAACGTGGTTTAATTTTGTTGAAATAAATTACAGCCTCATTACTTAATATATCTTCTCTATGCACCGTTATCATACATTTACCACTATTAAACCATTCACTACCACCTTTTAAATCGTAAGGACCAGGAGCGGGTCTTTTTCCGTTTTCTTTTTCAGTTAACTTTGGGTGTATAATAGTATGAAAATGTAAATTGTTTTCTTCTGCTAAATGATTCCTTAAAGGTAAAACATATTCTAAATATTGAGCATATCCTCCGTGTTTTTCGTAGTTATGACTTAAATCTTTCCAACTATCAATAGATGCTGTATGTAACTCTTCATCGTCTTTAATTTTAATTGCCCATTCCCAAAAATCAATAGGGCTTAAATTTCCTTTCACCTCAGAACGTGTAACAATTTTGAAATGTCTAAATACCCACTCCATAGCGTATGTAATTTCAGTATCGTTTATTACATTTTCTAAATTAGGATTAAAACTCTTTCCAGTCTTTTTATGAATTAAATCCGCTACTATTTCAACGTTATTCCCTACATCAGGAAAATATACTAAATGTTTCCATCCGTAAAACTTTGAAGTGTTTACTAAAAGCTCCATTAAAACTTGTGTTTTGCCACTCATTGGGTAACCTGTCCAGTCGGTACAATTTCCTAAACTCATTGAATAATGTTTATCGAATTGCTCCCAACCTAAATATTTACCTTTTTTGTGGTAGTTATCGCGATATTTATAAATCTTATCTACTATATCTCCTTGCTCAGTTATCTTAAATCCATTCATTGCCATGCTGCTTTAAATTGTTCTTTAACTTCTTTAACTTCAAATCCATATTTATCTATGATTTCAGTTCTACTAAAAAATTCAGGGGTACAATATTGAAAATTATTTTCGATATGGTGTTTAATACTTTTACAATTTTTTATAGCGTTGGTTATTTGGTTCTTTGTATAACCTTGTTTTAGTAATGAATTATATTTCGCTTTAACCTTATCATTAATTATTTTAAACTGTCTACCATAAATTTGATTAATAAATTCAAGCAACGCTTGATAATTAATTACTTCTTTTTCTTTCTCTTTCTCTTCTTCTTGTACCATAGGGGGTTCTGTACCCCCTTGAGTACCCCCTTGCGTAGGGTCTAATAAAGGGGTGCTTGTTTTATCTTCGTAACCTTTAACTTGTGCATCAATTGAATGCTTTTGACTTATATAAGCAAATTTTGACATACCAGTTAACTCAATCTCAACACCTGTAAATTGACGTTTTAAAAGTGCATCATAAAAAGCTAACCTATCTTTGTCACTAAGTTCTTCAGCTACATCAAAATAACTTCGATAAAATTTAAATGCTTTTCTCATGATTGAATATATTGTATCGAATCAATACGAACATATATTTTTCTTCGAGTTGTTACAAACCTTGAATTGCCTTCCTCGAATTTTTTATGAAACTCATTTAATTCAATAAAATTTTCTTTTCTAATTCCTGCATTAAATACATCTTCGCAAATTTCTTCATAATCTTCTACTACATCAACACTAATACCGTTAAAATAAATTTGTGCCATAACTTAAAATTTTTAGTAAATAAAAAAACCCCATTAAATCCGCAGGCTCTCACTTCTGCTTCATTAACGAGGTTAATAACTTCTTTAAGTTCTATGGTGTGAGAGCGAACTATTTTACAAATATAAAAATAATTATTTAATCAAACTCAAAATTTTTATAGAAATTATTAGAAATGTTTACTCTTTTCTTCCAACGTTTAAGCCTTCTGTATTCGTATTTCTGTCTAGGGTAATATAACTTCATAGTTTTTCTAATTCGTTAACTACCTGTTTTAAATATTTGATTCTTTCGATATCAAACGTTTCTTGTATTCGTTGGTGTGCTGTATATATAGCGCATTTAACCGCTAATTTATAGTTTTTAATCTCTAAGCCTATAAAGAAATCTTCTGTTA